TCGCTAACGGCGCTGCCGCAGTCGAGTGGAAAGCCTATCGACAAGGCATCGAGATCGATCAGCACCCGATCCTTACCCTGCTGAAGCGCCCGAATCCGCGCAAGGCAGGCGTCGAATACTTCCAGGCTCTATATGCCTACCTGCTGCTATCCGGGAACTCGTACGGGCTCCACGTCGGCCCGGAAGGGCAACCTCCTCGGGAACTGTACTTGCTTCGACCGGATCGGGTAACGATCATCCCTGGGCAGACGGAAGTCCCGAAAGCCTACGAATACAAGATCAACGGCACGACGCAGGAACGCTACGCGGTCGAGCCGGATGGTTCATCCGTCGTCAAGCACTTCGCGCTTTGGCACCCGCTAGATGATTTCTACGGACTGTCTCCGATTCAGGCGGCATCGCTCGATATTGACCAGCACAACATGGCTGCGGAGCATAACGTCGGGCTGCTGGCCAACGGCGCACGACCTAGCGGTGCTTTGATCTTCAAGCCGAAGGACGATACCGGCGCGACCATTCAGCTATCCGAAGGCCAGCGCAGTCAGCTCCTGTCAGATCTGGAAATGCGGTTTACTGGGAAGCGCAACGCCGGTCGCCCGCTCCTCCTCGAAGGCGATTTCGACTGGCGGGAGATGGGCATCAGCCCGAAGGACATGGATTTCCTCAGCCTGAAGAACATGGCGGCGCGGGATATTGCGCTCTGCTTCGGCGTTCCTGGGCAGCTTGTCGGGGTGCCTGATTCTCAGACTTACAGCAACGTCGCCGAGGCGAGGCTTGCTCTGTACGAGGAAACCATCATCCCGCTGATGCGTCGGATCGAAAGCGACATAAACGAATGGTTGTCCCCGCTCTATCAAGACGACATCCAGGTCGCATATGACATTGACAGCATCCCAGCGATCTCTGAGCGGCGTCGCAGGATCTACGAGAACGTCATCAACGGCGTGAACGCTGGCATCATCAGTCGGAACGAGGCGCGGGAGCGTCTAGGTCTTGAGAAGGTGGAAGGTGCGGACGATCTGTATATTCCCGCTAACCTTTTCCCGCTCGGTCAAGTATCGGACGAAGGGCTGAACGACGAGCCTACGAAGGCGCACTCCGTAGCCTACGGCAAGCGGATCATGGAGACCTATCCGAACGGTGAGCCCGTGCCGCAGAACCTCCCGGACGCCTACAGGCTGCACTCCTCTTATCGTAAGTGCGCGAATTGCGCCTATATGGATGACGAGTTCTGCGAGTTGTATGACGCCCCTATCCGGCTCGACTACGTTTGCAATAGTTGGATAAGCGAAACGGACGAAGCAGGAAAAGCCGAGATTGACCTAAAGCCTACGGAGGCGATGGCCGAAGAAGCAGCAAAGGCTCTTGCATGGCGCGAGGACGGTAATGCTGGCGGCACGCTCGTCGGCGTTGCTCGAGCGAATCAGCTCGTCAACCGTCAGGTGCTATCTGAGCGAACCGTCATGCGGATGCACTCCTATTTCTCCCGGCACGAGGTCGACAAAGAAGCCGAGGGATTCCGACCTGGAGAAGATGGTTATCCGTCCCCAGGTCGCGTGGCGTGGGGATTGTGGGGCGGCGATCCCGGCCAGCGCTGGGCGAAGGCTAAGCGAGACGAGATCGTGCGGCGAGACGATGACGATTCAGACGACGACAAAAGCCAGAAGGCCGAGTTCGAGGTCGGCGACTATGTGAGCTGGGAGGCTAGCGGCGGAACCGCCCGCGGTCGTATCACCCGGATCGTCACTCGCGGAACCCTCGAGGTTCCAGGCTCTAGCTTCACGCTCAATGCTACTGCTGAAAACCCGGCGATGCTGATCCGCTTATATCGCAGGACGGACGACGGCTGGCAAGCTACCAGTACCGTCGTTGGTCATCGGGCCGATACGCTGACCAAAATTCCCGATCTTGAATGAGCCCTCGCACGGAGCTGATCGAGCAGAACCGTATCCGGCAACGGATGGAGCTGCGCTTCGAGAAACGGCTACAACGCGAATTCAACCAGATCGGCGACCAAGCGGCTGATGTCTACGAGAGCGAGGCGAGGCTCCGCATCCTGCTAGACGGGATCGAGCAGCGTCTGCTTGCGATATTTCAGCCGCATTACCGAGCCGTGCTGGAGGGGTTCTCTCGGCGTCAGGCGCAAGTCTTGAATCTGCCGAAGGAAGAAACACAATTTGAGCGGATTTATAGGCAGTTTATGGCGCAAGTTGGAGCGCAGCACGTTCAAGACGTAAGCGACACGACGAAAAAACGTATCCAGCAAGCGATCCGCAATTCATTCGATCAAGAGCTTGCGCTCCCGGCTACAGCGCAGGCGATTCGTGACTCTGTAGGTGGTGCGATCGGACAATATCGATCTCGGCTAATCGCTCGAACAGAAACGCACGCGGCGGCTGGATTCGCTAACTTTGCAATCGCTAAAGACGCTGACATCCCAGGAATGTTAAAACGCTGGGTATCCGCAAACGACAATCGTACTCGCCCGCACCACGCCGAGATGAATGGGACGGAAATCCCGTTAGATCAGGATTTCGAGGTTCCATACAACGGCATTCCATACAAGATGGCATATCCCGGCGATCCGCGAGGCGGGCCTGGGAACGTCATAAATTGCAGATGCGTTCTATCGATGGTCATTCCTGACGAGATCGAGAAAGCGCCTGAACAGCCGTGGGGCGATGCCAGCAAAGACGAGACAGTATTCCATGAGCAGTCATGGGGCGATAACGACGCGATTAGAGAAGCAATCCAGGTTACGAAGGCTGTCCCGGCTATTAAATACGGAGTCGATCGGGCCTATGCCGGAAATGCGGAAATCGGCATGCACGTTAAGCGCGGCGAGCAAATCACGTCGGCAGAAGAGGCCGTCTGGCGGCACGAATATGGGCACTGGATCGATAAGAACAATCGCATAGACGGTCAGTTAGAGTCGCAAACATACGCCTCTACGGTAGCCGTCAAAGACATCGCTAAAGACCGTGCCAAGATCATTCGATCGGAGCCTAAGGCGAAGAAAGTCAAAGAGAAAGAATCTGATCGGCTTTATGAAAAATACCCAGAGTTTGGCTTTGTTGATTTCGTGAATGAGCTTAAGGACGAATGGATAACGGCAGACGAGCTTCTCTCTATAGGGGGAGATAGGCTTAAGAACTCGAGCACCTACCAAGAGCTCATGATTGCAGCGGTTCGATCAAAGTGGTTAGGCGATGGCGCTAACGAAAACCAGACAGGTTTGACTCGTCTGTTGACTATCCTGTCTCGGGATGAGGGCATCATGTTTGCGGACTTCATCGAGGCCGTTACGAATACTAGAGCCGGATTCGGACACGGAGAGAGCTACTATAAGCAATGGTCGTTGATCGATTTCGGCGTCGAGAATATTACGGCTGGCCACACCACCGAGGCATATGCCAATTATGTCTCGCTTACTGCTGGCCGAAATGGCCCCGTGTGGCGGAAGCTCCTACTTAAGTTCGCGCCGGCTACGGTCAAGCGATTCGACAAGATGACAGAAGAGATTGCAAAAAAAGGACGCAAGAATGAGACTGCCGATTTTCGAGAACGAGCGAATGAACGACGCTTGGTATCGCTACGCAGAGGCGTTTCCAGAAAAGCCGGAATGGGGTTTTTTCGGAGCGCGTATCGATAACAGGCTCGCGGCAGATTTTGCGGATCTCGTCGAGCTTGCGATCGCTCGTAAACGACCCATAACGCAGTCAGAAATAGATCAGTTGTTCGTGGGTGTGCCTGAAGCTGGCGGTCAGACCGTCTATTGATACAATTGGGGCCATACTGTAGGATTGCGCCATGCCTTTACCGAAGCCACGATCCGACGAGTCAGAAGACGAGTTTATTTCGCGTTGCATGGGCAACGATACGATGCTCGCGGATTTCCCCGAGCAAGATCAACGCGCTGCCGTCTGTTATGCCCAATTCAGGGGCAAGTCGGAGGATTCAATGTTTGAAAAAGCGATGCTCAACGTCTCTGCCGAAATCAAGGCAGAGGACGATCAGACCGGAACCTTCACCGGATACGGCTCGGTGTTTGGTAACGTCGACCTCGGCAACGATGTGATCGAAGAAGGGGCATTTGCAAAGTCGCTGAGCAAGCGCGGCGCGAAGGGCATCAAGCTCCTCTGGCAGCACAACATGGATGAGCCGATCGGCGTCTTTGAGATGATCGAGGAAGATCGCAAAGGGCTCAAGGTTAAAGGCCGTCTCGCAATGGGAACCCAGCGCGGGCGGGAAGCATACGAGCTGATGAAGATGGGCGCTCTAGACGGGCTGTCCATCGGTTATCGGGTCGATCCGAAGGGTATGCGCTGGGACGAGTCCAGCAAGAAGCGATACCTGTCCGAGGTCGATCTGATGGAGATTTCCGCGGTTACTTTTCCGATGAACCCGAAGGCTCGGGTCAGCGCGGTGAAGGGCGCAGATATGACTGTCCGGCAGTGGGAGACTCACTTTCGGGATGAATGTGGGCTGTCACGGTCGGAAGCAAAATCGGCGGCAGGTGCCGTCGCAAAGGCTCTAGGGCTGCGGGATGCAGATGGCGAGCACGAAGTGCTGGACTCTCTCCAGCGTCTGAAATCTATCCTTACGAGGTAATCATGGCTGATATCAAAGACGCCGTTGATGCCATCGCTACCGCCTTTGAAGAATTCAAGGCGACGAACGATGCACGGCTGAAAGCAGTAGAGAAAGGCGGCAAGGCTGATCCCTTGCTGGAAGCGAAACTTGCGAACATCGAAGCCGAGCTGGACAAGCTCGAGTCGATCAACCAGAAGGCCACCCAAGCGGCGCTCGATCAAAAGTCGTTCGGCGAAAAGCTGGCGAACTTCGAGACGATGCTCCGTCGTCCTGGTGCTGGTGTTGACCAGAAGCAGATCGACCCCGCTGTTAAGGCGTTCGACAAGTGGCTGCGCAAGGGCAAGGAAGGCATGGAGCCTGACGAGGTCAAGGCTCTGTCGGTGAGCAACGATACTTCTGGCGGCTTCCTCGCTCCCGAGGAATACGTCCGCGAGCTGCTCAAGACTGTGACCGAAATTTCGCCCGTTCGTTCGGTCGCGCGTGTGCGTCAGACGACCCAAAAGTCGATCAAGATGCCCTCGCGTACTGCTACGTTTACGGCGCAATGGGTGGCCGAGCAAGGCACTCGTGCTGAGACGACCGGATACACCACCGGCCAAGAAGAAATCCCGACCCATGAGCTTTATGCTTTGGTCGATATTTCTGAGCAGTTGCTCGATGATTCCGTATTCGATCTCGAAGCCGAGATGTCTGCGGAGTTTGCCGAGCAGTTTGCCAAGGCTGAGGGTCTTGCGTTTGTGTCGGGTAACGGGGTGGGCAAGCCGGAAGGTCTGCTGACCAATGGCTCGGTCGGAACCACTAATTCGGGCAATGCTTCGGCGCTGACTGCTGATGGTCTGATCTCGCTCGTTCACGCGATCAAGTCGGACTACGGTCGCAACGGAACCTTCATGTTCAATCGCACCACCCTCGGCGCGATTCGTAAACTGAAGGACACGGCTAACCAGTACGTGTTCCAGGCTGGCATGACTATCATTGCCGGTGTCCCGAACACGATCCTGGGCTATCCGTATGTCGAAGCTGCTGATATGCCCGACGTCGCGGCGAATGCGAAGCCGGTTATCTTCGGCGACTTCCGCCGCGGATATATGATCGTTGACCGCGTATCGCTCGCGGTGCTGCGTGATCCGTTCACCCAGGCGACTTCTGGCAACGTGCGTTACGTTGCTCGTCGTCGAGTCGGTGGTCAGGTCATCATGCCCGAGGCCGTGCGTATTCAGGTCGTTGCAAGCTAAGGGGTGAACCATGTATGACTTGAGCAATAAGACTGCGGCGGTCGTTTCGCTGACCGCTGCTAACCGCACCGCCGACACGGACGGCAGTACCGTAGACCTGCAAGGCTGGGAGTCGGCTCTCGTCGTCGCCGTGTGCGGCGCTGAGGGCGACACTCT